ACAACAACGTAAAGTTTATGAAATTACTTAACACTCCTTTTACTGTGATAAAGAATGCTATCGCAGATATTAAAAGGAAGAAAAAACCAAAAAATGAAAAAAGCAAATGAGGTGATGATGCACCCATTGTGGGCAGGACCTGTTATCATACTCGGTATGATGTTTGTAATACAGACACTTCATACCATCACCCACTGGCATATGGAAATAGATGCTGATGCATACTGTAGAAACAATGCTGAGTGGGTGGAGTCACAAACAAGTGACGATGATTGGTAACATATATAATGTACAACAGAAGAGACCGACAGGTCTCTTTTTTATTTGGATTATTATGAACCACTATTTTAACTGTGTTCCTAGGCATACCAAAGAGTTTGAAAGTATTACTCTGGATGTGCCAAAAGAAAATGTTGAAGAAGTTCTTTACTTAGCACGGACACTTGCTGATGAAAAGAACATAACTGCACGTAGATCTTTCGGAGAGATCGTACGTGGTGTATACTATCACTTAATGGATAAAAACTATGACCGCAAAAATCGTAAGACTTCTCAACGGAGAGGACGTGATAGCTGACGTAAAGGAAGCTTATCCTGACGAGAAATCTTATCAACCTATCGGTTATGTACTAACAAATCCATATCAAGTAACATTAAATGCTACTGCTGAGATGTTATTTGAAGAAGGTACTGCTGACTCTCCTCAGAAAATTAATGACTTGAATCTGGAACTGTTCCCTTGGATTCCTTTGTCAATAAACAACTCAACTCTGGTTACACTTGGAACTGTAGCAACAATCTACAATCCACATCCAGAAGTATTGAGCAAGTGGGAACATTTAACTAAGGTACATCACGATGAGTCCGTTGAAAATAGTAGTTCTGAAGGATCACAGTCACTTGATGGGTGAGATCACAGAACTAGATGAAGAACCCAACTACCTAATTACTAACTGTTATAAGATTGACGATGGTCAGTTCAGTAAGTATCCTCTATACACAGACCAGAGAGATATCTTCTTGACATCTGACGTAGTTTTGACTATAGTAGATCCATCGAAAGAAACAACAACTAACTACAAGAAGGCACTTTGAGTTCAATCTATACAAATGTGACCCTGTTGGGTGACTCTATTCTCTGTCGTGGATATGAGAATGGAGAACCTGTAGCATATAAAGATATAATCAAACCAACTCTATACGTTCCCTCACCTAAAGGTAAGTGGAAGACTCTTGATGGTCAACCGATGGCACCTATCAAACAGGATGGTGCTAAACGTGCTAGAGATTTCATTCAACAGTATAAAGATGTAGAAGGATTTGCAGTTCACGGATACGAGAGGTTCGTATACCAGTGGATATCAGAAAAGTATCCTCACGAAATGCGTGCGAATATGGATCTGATGAGAATCTATACTATTGATATTGAGGTTGAGTGTGAGAATGGTTTCCCTGATGTAGAAGCAGCAGCAGAAAGAATGCTCTGTATTACTATCAAGGATTTTGCTACAGGTAAATTTATTACTTGGGGTACTCGTGAGTATTATGGTAATGGTACTGACTATCGTCTCTTTAATAACGAGCAAGATATGCTCGGAGCATTTCACAAGTGGTGGGTAGAGAATACTCCTGACATTGTGACAGGATGGAACTGTAACCTATATGATATACCTTATATTTGTAGGAGAATTGAATCACAACTTGGTGAAAAATTCCAAAAGAGTTTGTCACCTTGGAACCGTGTGAATATGAAGGAAATTTATATCCAAGGACGTAGGAATCTATCCTATGACATCTTGGGTGTATCTATCCTTGACTATCTTGATCTCTATAGAAAGTTTACCTATACAAATCAAGAATCATATCGACTAGATCATATTGCTACAGTTGAATTAGGTGAAGCAAAACTAGATCACTCTGAGTATGAGAACTTCAAAGCGTTCTATACTAATGATTGGGATAAGTTTGTTAAGTACAACATCCACGACGTTGAACTGGTTGATAGACTAGAGAAGAAGATGAAACTGCTTGAACTAGCAGTTGTTATGGCATATGATGCTAAGGTTAACTTCCAAGATGTGTATTCACAAGTTCGTATGTGGGATACACTTATCTACAACTATCTGAAGGAGCGTAAGATCTGTGTTCCCCCAAGACAAGAAAGTAAAAAGGATGAAAAGTATGCAGGAGCCTACGTTAAGGAGCCGATTCCTGGCTTATATGATTGGGTGGTCAGTTTTGATCTCAACAGTCTGTATCCTCATCTCATTATGCAGTACAACATATCGCCAGAGACGTTGGATGATAGAAGACACTCCAGTGCCACAGTTGATGGATTGCTCTCCAAAACTGTACCCATCGGAGGGGACTGTGCTGTGTGTGCCAACGGAGCGAGATATCGCAAAGACATCCACGGATTCCTTCCTGAGATGATGCAAAAGATCTACGATGATCGTGTGATCTATAAGAAGAAGATGATTTCTGCCAAGAAAAAGTTTGAAAAAACTGGTGATGTTAAATTGCAAGATGATATATCAGCATTTAATAACATTCAAATGGCACGTAAGATTCAACTGAACTCTGCCTATGGTGCTATTGGCAATCAGTATTTTAGATACTATAATGTAACTAATGCTGAAGCAATTACATTGTCAGGTCAGGTCTCGATCCGTTGGATTGAGAACAAAATGAATAACTACTTAAACAAAATTTTAAAAACTGAAGAGATTGATTATGTTATTGCTTCTGATACCGATTCCATTTATCTTAATTTGGGTCCTTTGGTTGAAACTATATTCAAGGACAGAGAGAAGAGCGATTCGGACGTTCTGCGGTTCCTTACGAAGGTGTGTGACGTGGAATTTGAAAAGTATATTACGAATTCTTATGAAGAACTGGCAACCTATGTAAATGCTTACGAGCAGAAAATGTTTATGAAGCGAGAGAACATCGCTAACAAAGGCATTTGGACTGCTAAGAAGAGATACATCCTCAATGTGTGGGATAGTGAAGGTGTTCAGTACGCTGAACCTAAACTAAAGATGATGGGTATCGAAGCAGTTAAATCATCCACACCTGCATCGTGTCGTACTGCGATTAAAGATGCACTTAAAGTGATTATGAATGGTAATGAATCTGATGTCCAAGAATATATTGCTAACTTTAGAAAGAAATTTGAAGCGTTGCCTGCTGAGGACATTGCTTTCCCTAGAGGTTGTAATAACCTCGCTAAGTTTAGTGGTTCATCATCGGTTTATGTTAAGGGTACTCCGATTCACGTACGTGGAGCTTTACTATATAATTTCCACATTAAACAGAAAAAGCTTCAACACAAATATCCCCTCATACAGGAGGGCGAAAAGGTTAAGTTCCTTTATCTCAGGACACCGAACCGAATAAGTGAGAATGTAGTCTCATTCTTTCAGACTCTGCCGAAAGAATTTGGACTTGACAAATCAGTAGATCTTGATCTACAATTTAAGAAGAGTTTCCTTGATCCGTTACAGGTCATCCTCGATACGATCAACTGGAAGGCAGAGAAAATTGCAACATTAGAAGATTTCTTTTTATGACAACCTCATACTTAACCGATATTATTTCCTCTATTGATAATGAATACGCTTCGCTCGCTAGTGACGGCATTGCTGCTGGTGATATATCTAATTTTATTGACACTGGTAGCTATATTTTTAATGCTCTTGTGTCTGGTAGTATCTTTGGCGGTCTTCCTTCAAACAAGATTACAGCACTTGCAGGAGAAAGTTCGACAGGTAAGACGTTCTTTACGATATCGGTAATGAAGCACTTCCTCAACACACATCCAGAAGCAGGTGTTTTCTTTTTTGAATCTGAGTCTGCTGTCTCTAAGGATATGCTAGAGGAGCGTGGTGTTGATACCAAACGTGTCGTTATGATGCCTGTTGTTACTGTACAACAGTTCCGTCAACAAGCATTAGTTGTTGCTGACAATATCCTCAAGATGAAAGAGGAAGATAGACGACCTGTAATGTTCGTTCTTGATAGTCTTGGTATGCTTTCTACTACAAAAGAGATTGAAGATAGTGAAGCAGGTAAAGAGACTAGAGATATGACTCGTGCTCAGGTAGTCAAGTCTATCTTCAGAGTTCTTACTCTTAAACTTGGCAAGGCAAACATCCCTCTAATCGTGACCAACCATACATATGATGTAGTTGGTGCTTATATGCCTACTAAAGAAATGGGTGGAGGTAGCGGACTCAAGTACGCTGCATCTACTATCATCTTCCTCAGTAAGTCTAAAGAGAAAGATGGTAAGGATGTGATTGGTAATATTATAAAATGCGAAACAAAGAAAAGTAGATTTACAAAAGAAAATGCAAAAATTGCTACTAGGTTATTCTTCGATGAACGAGGATTGGATCCATATTACGGATTACTGGAGTTGGGTGAGAAGTATGGAGTTTTTGAACGTAAAGGGAACCGTATTGTTGTTGGCGATACTAGCGTATACCCTTCTGCTATGCTCAAAGATCCTGACAAGTACTTTACCAAAGAAATAATGCAAGCATTAGACGAGTGTGCTAAAAAAGAATTCGCATATGGAACTTAAAGATTACATACAAGTTTATGACGATGCTATTCCAAAAGAAGTTTGTACTCACGCTATAAAACTTTTTGAAGAAGAACAACACGAAGAGTGGGATAGGAGTGGGTGTCCACAGTTTACTCAATTTAATATCACAGAACACTTGGAGAAGCATCCCGAATCAAAAGATTGGGATATCATTCAGTATGCTCTGATAGAATCTGCTCACAGATATGCTCAAGAGTATATGGATAAGAGTAACTGTAGGAAATTTTTTCCTCCTAAGTCTTCCCTAGAACAATTCAGACTAAAGAAGTATCGTAAAGGTACAGATGATAGATTTGAGAGACACGTAGATGTAGGTGACCACCTATCTGCTAAACGTTTCTTGAGTCTATTTTGGTATCTAAATGATGTAGAGGAAGGTGGAGAAACTAAGTTCGATGAATTGACAATAGAACCAAAGCAAGGTAGACTTCTTATATTCCCTCCGTTATGGTGCTTCCCTCACTCAGGTGAACCAACCATTTCTGATGACAAATATCTCGTAGGAACTTACTGTCACTATGTCTGAGTCAATCGAACATCTCGTAGTTAATACTCTCGTTTATAGTCAAGATTTTACAAGAAAGGTTCTACCACATCTAAAGTCTGAGTACTTTGAAGATCAGAACAATAAGATTATATTTGAAGAAATATCTAAATACTTTGTTGCTTACGATAATCTCCCCACTAAGGAAGCATTAAGTATTGAGGTGGAGAATCGTAAAGATCTGACGGAAAGTAACTTTAAAGATGTACAGGTTCTTCTGAATAATATGAATGAAGAACCACACGAATCAGAGTGGTTAGTTGACACTACAGAGAAGTGGTGTCGTGATCGTGCTATCTATATTGCTCTACTAGAATCTATTCAGATCGCTGATGGAAACGACGAGAAGAAAAGTCGTGATGCAATCCCATCTATTTTAAGTAATGCGTTAGGTGTTAGTTTCGATAATTCAGTAGGTCACGATTACTTTGAACAGTCAGGAGATAGATTCGCTTTCTACCACAAGAAAGAAGACAAAATTCCATTTGATTTGGAATTCTTTAACAAGATTACAAAAGGTGGTCTTCCTAACAAGACTCTCAACGTTGCTCTTGCAGGTACTGGGGTGGGTAAGTCTTTGTTTATGTGCCACTGTGCTGCTAGTAATATTACTTTGGGCAAAAATGTCCTGTATATCACTATGGAAATGGCAGAGGAGAAAATTGCAGAAAGGATTGATGCAAATCTCTTGAATGTAGATTGCAGACAGTTAGATAAACTTCCTAAAGTGATGTTTGATTCTAAGATTCAAAAGGTACAGAATAAAACTAAAGGTAGATTGATTGTGAAAGAATATCCTACTGCGTCTGCACACGTAGGACACTTCAAAGCATTGCTTCAAGAACTAGCAATTAAGAAGTCATTTATTCCTGACATAATCTACATTGACTATCTAAATATCTGTGCGTCAGCGAGGTATAAAGGTGCGATTGTCAACTCCTACACATATGTCAAAGCAATCGCAGAAGAACTCAGAGGATTGGCAGTTGAATCGGATGTTCCAATCATATCAGCAACTCAAACCACTCGTAGTGGGTATGGTAGCAGTGACGTTGATCTTACAGATACCTCTGAGTCATTCGGTCTTCCCGCTACTGCCGACTTTATGTTTGCTCTCATTTCTACTGAAGAATTAGAAGAGATGAATCAGATTATGGTGAAGCAGTTGAAGAATAGATACAATGACCCTACAATGAACAAGAGATTCACACTTGGTCTTGACAGAAACAAGATGCGTCTGTATGATTGTAAGGAACAAGGTGACATTACTGACTCAAATCAGACAGATGATAAGGATGATGTGATTCCCTTACCAGATATGTCTTCTAAATTTATTGACTTTAAAATATGACCAAAAAGAAGAAGGACATCAATGAAGTCCTAGAGGATCTTCAAGATGTAAACAAAGTAGAGTTGCCTAAACAAGCATCCCTACCAGATCAGTCTGAAGATCTTGGAGATCAGGTTAAAAAGACCCACGTTCCCACACCAGAAAAACTTCCTAAAGGTTTTGGAGAAGATCCTGTAACAGATGCAGGTAAGAAATTAAAAGAAAAGAAATATAAACAGGCAGCAGATGCTAAGAAAAGGGGTATCGATAAGATCGAAGTAGATCTCGATAACTATCTTACATTTGTTGACGGTGTGACCTCTGATCCATCAAAAGATTTTGATAAACTAATCGAAAGGTATCAAGATCTTAGGACAGCAGGTTGTAACATCGCACGTCTTGACACTGCTGCATCGGGTTTAGTTGCTGAAGCAGGTGAATTTATGGAGATTGTCAAGAAGATTAAGTTCCAAGGCAAACCTTGGAATGAAGATAACAAAGAGCATCTTATGCTTGAACTGGGTGACATCCTTTGGTATGCAGCACAAGCTTGTATGGCATTGAACATCCGTATGGATGAGGTCTTTATTCGTAATACATTGAAACTTGCAATGCGTTATGAAGGTAAAGAGTTCACTGTAGAAAAATCTGAAAATCGTAAAAAAGGAGATCGCTAATGTGGCAGTTCTTTCAATGGGCTTGGAACCTATCTTGGGGTGATGGTATCGCCTTGATGATTTGTTTATTTGTATTCTGGTATGGAAAGAAATGGATAGATCAAAAGTTTGGTACAGATTGTTTCAGTAAGAGACAAGTACGACAATTAAAGACTATAATGAAGGAAGCGATAGAAGAATCTAAATGAACATCTTTGTAACTGATCCTGACCCTGTTGTTTCTGCTCAGGTTTTACCTGACAAACACATTGTCAAGATGCCACTAGAAACTTGTCAAATGCTTTCTATTGTTGCATCAGAAAAATGGGGTCACGGTTTCGGTGTTCTTCCTAAGTTAGATGGTGAACCATACAAGACAGAGAAGGGTGCATTTCGTAATCATCCTTGTACAGTATGGGCACAACATCACTTCCGTTGGTTGATTGAGCACGGACTTGCCTTATGTGCAGAGTACACTCATCGCTACAATAAAACACACAGTTGTCAGTATACTATCGAGTGTGCTGACATTTTATTTCCTGATAGTCCTAAACCATTACACTTTGTTAGGGCAATGTATGACGAGTTCAAGTACGATACTGACATCGATACTTTTACTGCATACAAACTTTACATTGCATCTAAACCTTGGGTTGCTACAAACTATCTACGTGACCCATCTCGCAAACCAGAATGGATCTAAAACCTATCTTTGCTAGTTTCCTAGCAACTGAAATTATCCCTGTAGATTGTGATAAGATTCTTCAATATTGTATAGATACAGAGAAAGCAAATCCACACTACCATACAAATGGATGGCAGAGTGGTCAACTCACAGAAGATATACCAGAATTAAATGCCTATATTAATACGAAGATACCACACTTTGCTGATCTGTACCGTCTATCTGATAAAGCGAACCCAAAGATTAGCGACTTCTGGATAAACAGGAATGGTTCTGGTGCACAGAATGCTTATAATGCAGAACCACATATCCACGCTAATCACTGGATCAGTTTTGTATTTTATCCAAAGGCAGATGAGAATACTGCACCTCTCATTCTTGATAATCCAAATAGAATTGTAGAGTATGCTGTACCAAGTGAACTAATAAGAGAAGATAACAACTGGAATAGTCATAGACTTGCTATAAAACCTGTAACAGGACTTCTAGTTGCATTTCCTAGTTGGATTCTACATTGGATGGATCAATCACCACATCCTCAAGATAGGTATAGCATTGCTGTGAACGTTACTTTATCTCATATCAATC